CGAACGTGGTCTGCTGATCGCTGCCAAGCCCCGGAAACTGATCGTTCCGCCTTCACTGCAATTCGTTGCGACCCGTCTGCTGGAGACTGAACTCCGCGTGGCGACCGCCGACAACGACATCAACGCGCTGAAGAACAACGGCTCGATCCCCGAGGGTTACACGATCAACCACTGGCTGACGGACACCAATGCTTGGTTCCTCACCACGGACGTGCCCAACGGTCTGAAGCACTTCATCCGTACCCCGATGTCTACGTCCATGGACGGCGATTTCGATACGGGTAATGCCCGCTACAAGGCCCGTGAGCGTTATTCGTTCGGTGTCTCGGATCCGCTGGGTATCTTCGGTTCGCCCGGAGCCTAAGTGGTTCTACGGAAAGGGGGCTTCGGCCCCCTTTTCTTTTTCTCGCGGTGGGTGTATAAACTCGTTAGTCCCAAGATTTTCAACCTGCTTGCTGACCGACTTGGCGGACTGACCTCACAGACAGCAAGCGCAATTTGAGGAATATGCGATGGCTCGCACTACCTTCTCCGGCCCGGTTGCGTCTGACAACGGCTTCATTGGCGCTCTCACGGGTAACGTCACGGGTAACGTCACGGGTAACGTGACCGGTAACGTCACGGGTACCACCACCGGCATGCCCGTTCTCACGGCCTACACCACGACCACGCTGCCCACCGTTGTGGTTGGTGGTTTGATCTATGTCTCCAACGCCAACACCAACGCAGGTACCGTGTGCTTCGGCAAGGGTTCCAGTTGGATTGACATCAAGACCGGTCTGGCTGTTGTTGCCTAATAGGCCCGAAAGGAGCGCATCACCATGATGCAAACCGACGTTAAAGGCGCAACCTGCCCCGCCAGTACTGCGACTACGATCTACAACGGTCGTACTCGTGTGAAGAGTTTGGCGGTCAGCGCAGTTACAGCCGGTGCTACTGTGGCGGTGGCGGACGGGTCTACGACTCTGTTCACTTACACGGCTACGGCAGCAGGCCCCATCAACATCCTCATCCCTGGTGAGGGTGTGCTGTGCCAAACAAGCGCAATCGTCACTTGCGCTGCCGGTGTAAGTGCGGTGGCGTTTTATGGCTAAGACCCCGGCATGGCAGCGTTCGGAAGGAAAGAACCCCAAGGGCGGCTTGAACGCCAAGGGGCGAGCCTCCTACAACGCCGCGAATCCAGGGAAGCCGGGACTGAAACCTCCTCAGCCGGAAGGCGGCTCACGCCGCGACTCTTTTTGCGCCCGTATGAAAGGGATGAAAAAGAAGTTGACGAGCGAAAAAACCGCAAACGATCCGAATTCGAGGATTAACAAGAGTCTGCGGGCATGGAACTGCTGATATGGAACGTAATCCTCTCCTTCCTGTCGGCGATCATCCTCTGGGTGATCAAGACACATGCGGAAGAGGTGCAGCGTATTCAGATTCTCCTCAACCGCACGCGGGAGGAGATTGCCAAGGAGTACGTCACGAAGTCGGACGTGCACGACGACATGAACCGGGTGATCGCTCGGTTGGATCGTCTTGAGGGTAAGTTGGATGCTTACATGAAGGAGCAACGCAGTGCCCTCAGTTAGCGGTAAGCAGCATAGGTTCATGGCGGCGGTGGCTAATAACCCCAAGTTCGCCAAGAAAGCGGGTGTCCCTCAGTCTGTGGGGGAAGAGTTCATCAAGGCCGACAAGGGCCGCAAATTTGCCGGAGGTGGCGAAATGGAATCCAAGAAGATGGTTAAAAAGGAACTCTCCTTCATGAAGAAGAAGGGTGCCCCCAAGTCCATGATCAAGCACGAAATGAAGGAAGCCGGGATGAAGAAGATGGCTTCTGGGGGTCTGTCCGCAGGCCACAAGGCCGCTGACGGCATCGCCAAGAAGGGCAAGACCCGTGGCATTGAAGTCAAGATGGCCAAGGGTGGCAAGGCTATGGGCGGGAAGTGCTGATCATGGCTGAAGCAGGAGCAGGACGGGGGTTGACTGTTCCCCCCACCGCCGCTGAGATGAAGCGGATGCAACAGCGTGCAGATCGTAACGTCTTCACTGAAGAGAAGATTGGTAAGGTCAAGACGCCCAAGGGTGAGCAATTGCCCCGCGACTTGATGCCCGGTGATCTTCCTTCTCCAAAGAAGATGGCGGCTGGTGGCTATACCAAGGCCGCTGACGGATGCTGCAAAAAGGGCAAGACCCGTGGAAAGATGGTGTAACCATGGCAACTAAAAAACTCAGTGAGTTTGGACGTGCATTTGCTGATGCTCGCAAGAGCGGTGCAAAAGAGTTCACCTTCAAAGGCAAGCGGTATCACACCCGCACGGCTGACGAAGAGAAGCAGCCCGAAGCCCAGTTCATCGGTGACAAGAAACCCGTGCTTGGTGAGCAGGGTCCGCGCCGCCCCGAGTACAAGATCACGGATGTTGATCGTCCGGGTACCCGCGTCAAGTACGAGAACGAGGATGCAGACATGCCCACGTTCCGTAAGGGTGGGTACGTCAAAGCCGCTGATGGTTGCGCCAAGAAGGGCAAGACTCGCGGGATGATGGTGTAACCATGCGTGCCTCCCGTGGAATGGGTTGTATCAACCCGGCCAAGATGCCCAAGGGTACTGTGAAGCAGCGCCGTGACAACACGGACTTCACGGAGTACGCCGAGGGTGGGCAGGCCAAGTCCAAGGTAAACGCGGCAGGCAACTACACCAAGCCCGGGATGCGCAAGTCGCTCTTTGAGTCAATCAAGGGGCAGGCTACGCAGGGCACTGCGGCAGGGCAGTGGTCGGCCCGCAAGGCTCAACTTCTGGCTAAAAAGTACAAGGAAAAGGGTGGCGGTTATCGTGACTAAGAAGCCGCAGCAATCCTTGAAGGACTGGACCGCTCAGAAATGGAGAACCAAAAGTGGTAAACGATCTTCTGACACGGGTGAAAGGTATCTTCCAGAGGCTGCGATCAAAAGTCTTTCCCCCCAAGAATACGCAGCAACAACCCGAGCAAAACGAGCAGGCAAAGCCTCCGGCAAGCAGTTCGTAGCCCAACCCAAGGCCGTAGCCAAGAAAACTGCAAGGTTCCGCTAAATGGCAACTTCAGGCACCGCTGTATTCAACCTCGATCTCTCTGAGGTCGTGGAAGAAGCCTTTGAGCGTTGTGGCTCAGAACTTCGCACGGGCTACGATCTTCGGACTGCCCGTCGCAGTCTGAACCTGCTCTTTGCCGACTGGGCAAACCGTGGCATCAACATGTGGACGATGGAGCAGGGGACGATCACCCTGACCTACAACCAGATGACGTATGCGCTGCCCAACGACACGGTGGACCTGCTTGAGCATCAGATTCGGACGCAGGCCAACAGCAGCAGTAATCAGGCCGACCTGAACATCACGCGGATCAGTATCTCTACGTACGCCACGATCCCGAACAAGTTGACCACCTCGCGCCCGATCCAGATTCTGGTACAGCGCAACAACGGGATGGACAGCCCTATCGGGGCAACTCTGCCGTCTACGATCACGGCAGCAGCCACCACCATCACCTTGTCTTCTACTGCCGGTCTGCCCGCTCAAGGGTTCATCAAGATCGACAATGAAGTTATCGTGTATGGCTACATCACGGGCAACACGCTGTACAACTGCTTCCGTGGTCAACAAGGCACGACGGCGGCAATCCATACCTCGGGCACCACGGTGTACTGGGCGCAGGTTCCCTGTGTGACGGTATGGCCGGTGCCGGACAACTCGACCACCTACACCCTGGTGTACTGGAGACTGCGCCGGACGCAGGATGCCGGTCAGGGCGTGGATGTGGCTGATGTCCCGTTCCGGTTCATCCCCTGCATGGTGGCGGGGTTGTCGTACTACATGGGCATGAAGATTCCTGAAGCCTATGAGCGCCTGCAAGTGCTGAAGGCCCAGTACGAAGAAGCGTGGCAACTGGCCGCAGATGAGGATCGGGAGAAGGCTGCAATCCGGTTTGTGCCGCGTCAGCAGTTCATTGGCGGAGCGACTACCTAAATGGGAAATCGCTTTGCATCAGGCAAGAAGTCCATTGCGATGTGTGATCGCTGTGGACAGCAGTTCAAACTGAAGCGCCTGAAGGAAGAAGTTATCAAGACCAAGCGGTTCAATCTGCTTGTCTGTGATGAATGTTGGGATCCAGACCATCCGCAGTTGCAACTGGGTATGTACCCCGTTGATGACCCCCAGGCGGTTCGGAATCCCCGTAGAGACTCGACGTACCGGACTGCCGGAACGAACAGTCTGGAGATCAACATTGCAAACCCGGAGCAGGGATTCCCAACCGGTGGCTCCCGGGATATTCAATGGGGGTGGAACCCTGTTGGTGGGGCAAGAGCAAATGATGCGGGACTGACGCCAAACTACTTGGTGGCAACCACGTCTGTTGGTACAGTAACCATCCAAACGACGTAAGGAGTCGAAATGGACGCGAAGAAAGCATTGAAGGCACACATGGCTAAGGGCCCTGGTGAGGCACATCCCGATTCCAACGTCAAGAAGTTGGCAAAGGGTGGCAAGACCAATCAGCAGATGCGCGAACTTGGTCGCGGTCTGGCAAAGGTTGCCAACCAGAAGAAGTCTTCGTTCACCTACAAGAAGGGTGGCTGAAATGGCTAAGTTCAGCAAAAAGATGGGCGGCAAGGAAGTCGGAGATGCCTCCGTCTATGCCGAGCCCCACACGATGAAGGGCGGCAAGGTTGCCCTGGGTAACGGCACTCAGGCGGAGCCGACTGCGGCCAACCGGGTGAACATGTCTGTGGGCAACATCACCCGCGACGGTTACAACCCCGCCCCCAAGACCTCGGGTATTAAAACCCGTGGTAATGGTTGTGCCACCAAGGGAACGATGGCTCGCGGCCCAATGGCTTGAGGTTCTTATGAACTACACGGAGTTGAAGACTGCTGTTGAGGATTACACCGAGAACTCGTTCTCGGCGACTGACTTCGCCAACATGACAGAGTTGGCCGAGCAGAAAATCTACAACACGGTTCAACTTCCTGCGCTTCGTAAGAACGTTACCGGGTTTCTTACGGCCAACAACAAGTATCTCCAGTGCCCCTCAGATTTCCTGTCCGTCTTCTCGATGGCGGTAATCCTGGCAAATGGTTCGTATGAGTATCTGCTTGATAAGGATGTGAACTTCATCCGTCAGGCATACCCAACGCCCACGAGCACCGGCACTCCTCGGTACTACGCCATCTTTGGGCCTCGATCTGACAATCCAAATGAGTTGACGTTCATTGTTGGTCCGACCCCGAACGCTGGTTTGGAGGTAGAACTTCACTACTTTTACTACCCGGTCTCGATGGCAGACACGGTGCTCAACCCCACGGGAACCTCTTGGCTTGGTGACAACTTTGACTCTGTGCTATTTAACGGCGTGATGGTCGAAGCCGCTCGGTTCATGAAAGAAGAGCCGGACGTGGTTGCCATGTACGAGCAACAGTTTGCTCAATCCCTGCTCCTGTTGAAGCAACTGGGTGATGGTAAGAACCGTCAGGATGCCTACAGGAACGGGCAAGTTAGGGTGAAGGTCGGCTGATGACAATCGTTCAAACGCAGACCACCTCCTTCAAGAAGGAGTTGTACCAGGGCATCCACGATCTCACGACGGATGTTCTGAAGATTGCTTTGTACAACGGCAACGCAGACCTGAACGAAGATACCACCGTTTACACCACGACGGCAGAGATCACTGGGACTGGGTATGTGTTGGGGGGCAAGACGCTGACCGGCACGACCATCAACAGTTCTGGGTACACAGCCTTCGTGGACTTTGACAATGTGGAGTGGAACCCCGGCGTGTTTACAGCGCGGTGTGCCCTGATCTACAACTCCAGTAAAGCCAACCGTTCCATCGCCGTGTTGGACTTCGGGTCAGACAAGACTTCGACGGCCACATTCACCATCGTCATGCCGGTCAACGACGCCAACAGTGCCTTGATCCGGTCTTCCAACTAAGGAGTCATTATGACCATTGACAAAATTACTGCGGTTGACAAAGTTGAGGCCGCATGCTCGTACAACACCCAGCCCGCTGATGAGATGGGCATCCACGGCACATACCATGCTGTGTGCCGCGATAAGGATGGCAACATCAAGTGGGAAGACGACATCAAGAACCTCGTGACGACGGTGGGCAAGAACCTGACGCTGGACACGATTCTTGGTAACTCTGCTGCGGGCGCAGTTGTTATGGGCCTCAAGGGCACTGGCACTCCGTCAGCGGGCGACACCCAGGCTTCGCACGGTACGTGGAACGAAGTTGGTCTGGCTAACGCCCCGACCTATTCGGGCAACCGCAAGACGCCTTCGTTCAGCGCAGCATCGAGCGGCAGCAAGACCACTTCGTCTGCTGTGACGTTCAACATCACATCGTCTGGTACGGTCGCCGGTTGCTTCATCAACATTGGTGGTAGCGCCACGATTGACAACACCACGGGAACGCTGTTCTCCGCAGGTGACTTCTCCAGTTCTAAGTCTGTGGTGAGCGGCGATACCATCGCTGTGACCTACACCGCTACTTTGACCTGACATGGCCTTTGGGTGGGGTGACGGCGCTTGGAGCGAGAAAGGCTGGGGCGGTGTTACCGCCTTCAGTGACTCCGTCTCTGAGTCTGCCACCCTTTCTGAAACACAGTCTGTTGATGCAACCCTAACCGGAAGCGTCACAGAAACTGCTGCGCTTGCGGAAACGCAGACGGGCGCAGCCACCTTCCCTGTCTCCGTTACTGAAGCAGCGGCGGCTACGGAAGATCAATCGGTCAGCCTTGTTTACGCAGATACCGTTTCTGAAACGGCGGCGCTGACTGAGACGCAGACGGCCACGACTGACTACACAGAGTCGGTCACAGAATCCTCCGCCATCTCGGAGACAAACGCAGGTGGCGCCGTCTACCCGGTGTCCGTCACGGAAAACTTGGTCACGCAAGTAGCCTGGGGCGGCGGTGGTTGGGGCGTTTCTGCCTGGGGCGGTGCGGACACCATCTCCGAAACTCAGAGTGCCGCGCTGATTCTGAATGTCTCCGTCACGGAGACAGCAGCAGCGTCCGAGACGCAAGACGCGCTTGTTGACTACACGGCGTCTGTCACCGAGACGACGGCTGCAACAGAAACTCAGTCAGTCAACGTCGATTACGCAGTCAGTGCTTCTGACTCCGTGGCTATTACTGATGACCAGAGCGTGGCCACCACCTATGCGGTGAGCGTCACGGAGACTGCGGCGGCTACGGATGATGAGCAGGCGGGCCTGTTCTACGGTGAAACCGTTACCGAAACGGTAGCAACTTCGACTTCGGAATCTGCGGCAACAAGTTACACCGGGCTGTCGGTCACGGAAACCGCAGCCATCAGCAGCACAGAAGACGCCGCCACCACGTTTGTGGCGTCTGTAATCGAGAATGCGACGATAGCCGCCCAGATCGCGGCCATCACAAACTACGGGGTATCCCGTACCGAAACCGCTGCCATCACCGAATCACAGACGGTGCGCTATTTCTGGGAAATCATTGATGACACCCAGACCGCAAATTGGCAGAATATCAACAACGTGCAGTCGTCCGGGTGGACGCCCGTGCCGACGACATAGGAGCCTTAGATGCCCACCTCATACACCTCCCTTTTGGGCCTTGCCCTCCCGGTCACGGGTGAACTGTCCGGCACCTGGGGCGACACGGTAAACGACTACATCACCCAGTATGTAGACGCCGCTGCCGCAGGTACGCAGACCATCAGCGGTTCTCAGACGGCAGTAACCCTCACGGTTACCAACGGTTCTTCGCTGACGCAGGTCGGCTCTGGCTCTTCTGGCTCTGCCCAGTATGCGGTGATCAACTGCACGGGTAACCCGGCGGGCCTTCTGACGATCACTGCTCCGGCATCAAGCCGTCAGTACCTGATCATCAACGCAACCTCAACTTCACAGTCTGTAAAGATTGTCGGGGCAGGCCCGACGACTGGCGTGACCTTGGTGACTGGCGAGAGCGCCATCGTTGCCTGGAACGGCAGCGACTATGTGAAGGTGGCGTCTAGCACGGCTGATGGCGTGACGACCATCAGTTTTGGCAGCACGGGGCTGACACCTTCGACGGCGACGTCTGGTGCTGTGTCGGTTGCCGGAACACTTGCCACGACCAACGGCGGTACGGGGCTAACTACGTTTAATGCAAATGGGGCTGTTTATGCCTCCTCGTCCTCCGTGCTAACCACTGGCACTCTGCCGGTTGGTTCTGGCGGCACGGGCCTGACTTCTGGCACCTCCGGCGGCATTCCGTATTACTCAGCCACCAACACTCTGGCGTCCTCCGGTGCGCTTACGGCTAATCAGTTTCTGATCGGTGGCGGTGCAGGTGCAGCCCCCTCGGCTTCTTCTTTGTTGCAAGTTGCCGCAGCGGTTACCACGGGTAACTACGTCCGCGCAATCGGTTATGCCGACACGGTTACCGCCTTGGGTAACACCGGCACCGCCATCAACCTCGATGTCACTAGCGGTGGCGTGTTTACCGCCACGTTAACCGGCAACGCCACAATTACACTGCGATACCCAGTCTCCACAGGCGCGTCTTCGTTCACGCTGATCTTGACGAACGATGGTACTGCCGGTAGAACTGTGGCTTGGGCTGGCGGTAGTTTTGTTTTCCCTGGCGGGGCAGCATCCCTGTCTCGCACCACTACGGCGAACGCTGTTGACGTTTGGGTTTTCTTCACCCCGAACGGAGGCACGACGTACTATGGCAATATCGCCATGAAGAATATGACCGCTTAATAGGAGCAAAAAATGGCTTTGGATGCACAACAGCAATTCCAACTCGACTTGGAAAACGCCCGCCACGCCAATCAAATGGCAGCGCAGGCCAAGCAGGCAAAACTGGAGGCCGTGCGTATGGCTAAGGAAACCCTCGTCGAGAACGCCCGCAGCAAGCCTGTGGACGCTCGTGATGTGACGGCGGCTGACATCACCGCTTTTGCTGCCGCCCTTGAGTCGTATGTAAACGGCTGATGGAAGGTTTTGCCTACTTCCCGGCTATCGTCTACCGAGATGAACGGCCCGACTTGGCTGAAAAGGTTCTGCCGACATGCATCCAATACTTGGATCAAGTTCGCAAGCCCGAGTGGCCGATGTCCCAGTCCGCCCATCTCGCGCACGATCCTGCCTTCAGGGAAGTGGCAGACTACCTTCTGCTGTCGGTGGTAGACCTGCTTCGTGGTCAGGGCTACGCGGTAGACAAGTACGACTTCTACCTTTCCGGCCTTTGGGCGCAGGAGGTCAATCGAGGGGCGGGCACCAACGTGCATGTCCACAAGAACAGCCAGATGTGCGGTTGGTTCTTCCTCGAAACCCCACAGGGTGGTGCGTACCCGATCTACCACGACACCCGCATGAACAAGTCCATGATCGAACTGGACTTTGTGCAGGACTCAGAGGTCAGCAACGCCACCAACATCATCCATTTCAACAACATGGTGCCTGGGACCGTGATGTTTGCCAACTCGTGGATGCAGCATCAACTGACTGGCAGCAACGCCGACACCCCAACGCGATGCATTCACTTCATCGTGTCTCACAAGGAGCGCCCGTGCAGCATGTGCTGACGCCTTACGCCACAGCCATCGAACCGTTTGTTTGGTGGGAAGGTGGTTTTACGGAGCAGGAACTGAACTGGCTCCAAGATCGGGCTCAGAAGGCTGATCAGCAGGCGCAGGTTGGCGGTGATCCGCAGGGTGCGGAATTGGCAAAGGTTCGCCGGTCGCAGGTATCGTGGCTGAACAAAAACCAAGATACCGCTTGGGTGTTTGAAAAGTTGGGGCACATCGCTTCTTCTCTCAATGCCCAATACTTCCGGTTCGATCTGACGGGGTTTGGTGAACCGTTGCAGTTGACGAACTACGATCAATCAGAACAGGGGATGTACGGATGGCATCAGGATTACGGCGGGAAAAACAGCCCCAGTCGGAAACTCAGTCTGGTACTTCAGTTGACCGACCCGAGCCAGTACGAGGGGGGAAACCTCCAGGTTATGACTGGTGGTCAGCCACAAACCGTTCGCAAACAGCGGGGTCTGGTGGCAGCATTCCCTTCGTATGTACTCCACCAAGTAACCCCCGTGACAAGCGGTAACCGTCAATCTCTTGTGGCGTGGATTTCTGGGCCTGCATTCCGATGAACGCCGAATACAAAGACTTCATCGCCATCTACCGGGATGTATACCCGGAAGGATACTGCCAACACCTGATCAAAGAGTTTGATCGTCTGGTGGAATCTGGGGCCGGTGCTAACAGGCAGCGCAGCGAAGGCGCACTCAAGCATGCCAAAAATGACATGCAACTTGGCCTTAATTTTGCAGTTCAAAACGTAACCATATTTAATGGCACGAAAGTGTCTGATATATTCTTTGACGGCCTGCAAAAATGCTACGATGATTATACTCAACACTATTCTGTTTTGAAAAACGACAGGATTATTGGTACGGCTATGAAAATGCAACGTACCGATCCCGGTGGTGGTTACCATATTTGGCACAGTGAGCAAGGTAATGGAGTCCACGCAGATCGAGTGTTGGTGTATATGCTGTACCTTAATACACTAACCCAAGAAGAGGCCGGGGAAACTGAGTTTTTATATCAGCAACGCAGAGTGCAACCAACTGAAAACACAATGGTTCTTTGGCCTGCTGCGTTTACGCACACCCATCGAGGGAATACAGTGTTTGGTGAGCGCAGCAAGTACATCGTGACTGGTTGGTTTTACTACGAGTGAGGAAAAAATGCCCGCAGGTACTCCAAAAATTACAATGTTTGGGGGCTCACTTGTTCCTGGTGGGTCTCAAACATTTAATACATCCGGCACATTTACTGTGCCTCCTGGCGTTACAAAAATTAGTATTACCGGAAAAGGTGCTTCAGGCAATCCAGGCAACGCAGGTAATTCTGGCAGTAGTGGTCGTGGCGGTGGTGGCGGCGGAGGCATGGGGGCCGCAAATGTGGGTTGCGGTGGCAACATCCTTTACCGATCTAATACTGGGGGCGGGGGCGGCAATGGCGGCCCGTCTGGCGGCAATATTTCCCTACCCGGCGCGTTTTTTTGCGCGCCCCCTGGCAATGCGGGCCCATCTGGACCTGCCGGAACCGCAGGGACAGCGGGCAATTCCGGCGGTTCTTCTTCTGGGTTTTCCTATACATTTCCCGGCGGAACCGGTGGCAACGCGGGCAATGGCGGCACAGGCGGCGCAGGTGGAACCGGCGGTGGTGGCGGCGGAGATTATGGATTTTTCTGCCAAACCAACCAAACAGGCGGGTCCGGGTATGGTGGTGGAGGTGGTTCTGCTCGCGGTGGTAATGGGGCCGGCGGTGCTGGCGGCGGCTCTCCTCGTGGCGGTGGAGGTGGCGGCGGGGGCAACGTAGCACCTGGGCCGGGGCAAAACTATCCGGCTTCTCCTGGATGCGGCGCCACTGGCGGCTGTGGCGGTGGTTATGGTTCTGGTAACGGCGGCGCTGGCGGCAATATTTCAGGAAATGGGGCGTGCGCTAATTCATCAAGCACTACTGGTTATGGTGGCGGCGGCGGTGGCGGCGGCTCTCAAGAGTGTGCAGGTAGAGGCGGTGGTGGCGGTGGCGGTGGCGGTGGCGGTGGTGGCTCCGCAGGAAACGGTGGGAATGCAGGAAATCCTGGTACTGCTGCAACTCCTGCGACGTACAACTGCTTGACGGTAACTTCTGGAGGTTCATATCCTGTAACCGTACCATCAAACGGTCAGATTGTTGTTTCGTGGAATCCGCAATGAAAGAAAGCAGCGCCACCAAAAGCATGTTAAAGAAGCAGCATGAGGCTTCTTTGCAAGCGACGCTTAACCGTGCAAGATCGGTGACTGTTGGCACTTGTTTTGGTGGGACAGTAGAAATATCTATGCGCGGAAACGATGGCGTCGTTCTGTGGAGTCCACTACAGCCCGTTGAAGCGATTGAGTTGATCCATCAATTGGCCGCAAGTGTTGGGTGCCACATTCACATTCAACCCCGTCGAGATTTTTCTAGTTGGCGAGATTGGAAACATTCGGAAGAAGAATTGGATCGCTATCGTGGCATGCAAAATCTTCCTGGCGTTGGGCATCCGCCACACGCGAATAAAACAATTGAGCAGCAAATAAAAGGTCAGGTACTTCCTGCGCCCGAGCAGCAGCCCGGACTTCAACCCGCCTTAATGGCAAGGAGTAATGAAAATGAGCAAACTCTGGCAACTTCAAAAACTGTCGGACGGAAGCGCGCTAAGCGAGCCGCAGCCGCTGCCTGAAAACTGGGGGCCGATCTTCGGCCTTCACGGCTTCATCGACCAGATCGGTGATCTGTCGTGGTTGGGTGAGTCCTATAACGATCAGGGGTGGTTTGAGGTGGGCGATGCGCCTCCTGGGCCTGTTACTTCGTCCGCTGCCGAACTCGCATGGGATCGTGCCAAGAAGATGTTGGCTGAGTCTGATTGGTCGATGCTGCCTGATGTGCCGATGACGGCGGGCAACAAGGCGCTGTGGATTGAGTATCGCCGTGCGCTGCGCGAGATTCGTCTTCAGGCAGGCTTCCCCGACAACATTCAGTGGCCGAAAGCCCCTGAGTGAACAAGTACACGATCCGGTTCAACAAGTCACGCGGACAACCGGGTCGTGGCTCCATGCTCCATGTTTGGCGCGTGTTTGAGGGCAGCAGGGAAATCCTTGCCAAGCACGTCAGGATTGAAACCCGGTCATGGACTGAGTTGGATGCCAACGGGCAGGACTACAACATCGCGTGCCGTGGGCGCATGATGTTCTTTGAGGACACCGACACGGTGGTGATCACGGAGTAATCATGGAAGAAACCAAACCCGCTGAGACAGCCAAAGAAGTTGCCGGTAAGTCAATCGGCAGGTTTGGTCTCTTCTACATCACCCTGATCGTCTTGATCGGGGTGGGCTCCTCCTATTTCCTGTCTGACTCTGCCATCACGGCTGTGATGACGATGATCGGCGGCGCTCTGGTGGCCCTTATCAACATGATGAACGGCATCGCCGGGACGGCAGAGAAGCAGGAGAAGCCTGAGTTCAAGGTCATCCAGACCCTGATCGACAAGTTGGACCGCCTGGACAAGCCTGAGCAGCCTATGAAGGTGACTGTGCAGGGCGACAAGGTAACGGTCAGCAAGGGTGAGGATGTGGTTACGGCCACAAGGGAGTAAACATGTTTGAAATCCTTGGTGGTGGGCTGCTTGGCAGTCTCTTCGGTGGCCTGTTCCGGCTTGCCCCGGAAGTTCTGAAGTTCTTGGACAAGGGCAACGAGCGCAAGCATGAACTGTCGATGTTCACGCTCCAGACCGATCTGGAGAAGATGCGCGGCCAGTTCAAGATGGAAGAGCGGTACGTTGACTACAGCGTCAACCAACTGGATGCCATCAAGGAAGCCTTTAAGGAGCAGGCCACCACCGCCAAGGAAGCCGGATGGTTTGTGGCGGCAGTCTCTGCCCTTGTTCGTCCCGGCATCACCTGGGCGCTGTTCTTTATGTACGCCACGGTCAAGGCGGCTGCGATCTACATGGCGTTCCAGACTGGCGGGCATTGGTCTGAGGTGATGACCCGTGTGTGGGACGCAGATGACTTCGCCATGCTCAATATGTGCCTGACGTTCTGGTTCGTTGGAAGAAGCATTGAGAAGTACCAGAAGTGACCACGGAAGCCATCCGTATCGCACGGGAGGCGCTGTGCAAGCCCTTTGAGGGTTACGCCAAGCGCCTGCCGAACGGTGACTGCAAAGCCTACCCCGATCCGGGCACGGGTGGGCATCCTTGGACGATTGGCTACGGCAGCACTGGCCCCGAGGTGACGCCCGATACGGTCTGGACACTACAACAGGCCGAAGCCTCCCTGGACAGCCACCTGCTGCACTTCTCCGTTGGCGTCATCAAACTATCGCCAATACTGATCAAACAACCCGCTCGACGCCTTGCCGCCATCATCAGTTTCGCGTATAACTGCGGGCTAGGAAACTACCGCATCTCCACGCTAAAGAAGCGGGTTGATGCCCAGGACTGGGCGGGTGCGTGCGAGGAAATCGTCAAGTGGAACAAGGCCGCAGGCCGCGTATTGAGGGGGCTAACCCTTAGACGTGAAGCCGAAGCGGCACTGCTGAGATAACCATGCCGCTGAAGAAACTCAAACTCAACCCCGGCGTAAACAAGGAAAACACCCGCTATACCAACGAGAACGGTTGGTATGAGTGCGACAAGGTGCGCTTCCGCCAGGGCACCCCCGAGAAGATTGGTGGATGGGCCCGCATCTCTGCCAATACTTTCCTTGGTGTCTGCCGCTCCCTGTGGAACTGGGTGACTCTGACCAACGAGAACTTGGTCGGCGTCGGTACGCATCTGAAGTTCTATATCGAGAACGGTGGGGCATACAACGACATCACGCCGATCCGTGCGACAACCACACTTGGTACTGACCCCTTCACGGGCAACGGCACCACGACGGTTACGGTGACTGCACCTTCTCACGGCGGCATCACGGGTGATTTTGTTACGTTCAGTGGAGTGACCGGGACTTACGCCTCGGTGCTGAACGCCGAGTTCCAAATCACCGTCGTCAACGTCAACTCCTACACCATCACCACTCCCTCAGTTGTTGCTGCGGGGGCCACAGGCGGTTCGGCAGTTTCTGCTGCCTATCAGATCAACGTCGGCCCTGAGATTGTTGTTCCGCTGACCGGTTGGGGCGCGGGAGCGTGGGGTGTAGGCGCTTGGGGCGTTGGTGTGCCGAGTACTACACAGACGGCCATCCGGCTGTGGAGCCAAGACAACTTTGGTGAAGACCTGATCTTTGGTCCTCGCAAGGGCGGTATCTATTATTGGGATGCCACTTCTGGTCTGGGCGCTCGGGGGGTGGCGTTGTCTTCGCTGTCCGGGGCGTCTGACGTGCCCACGGTTCAGAACTTCATCTACATCTCCGACATTAACCGGTTTGTGTTCTGCTTTGGTTGCAACGACTACGGCTCATCGACCATTGACCCCATGCTGATCCGATGGTCGGATCAGGAGAGCGCAGTCAACTGGACCCCTTCGGCCACCAATCAGGCAGGCAGTCTTCGACTGTCTCATGGCTCCGAGATCATTACGGCAGTCCAGGCCCGTCAGGAAATCGTGGTGTTCACGGATTCCGCCATCTATTCCATTCAATATCTTGGTGCTCAGGCGGGTGTCTGGGGCGCCCAACTCTTGGGTGACAACATCTCCATCGAAGGCCAAAACGCTGCGGTTATTGGATCGGGCGTGATCTACTGGATGGGCGTGGACAAGTTCTACCAGTACGATGGTCGCGTGCAAACGTTGCCCTGCGATTTGCGTCGGCATGTATTTAGCGACTTTAACCAATCGCAAGCGGCTCAGGTTTACGCCGGAACCAACGAGGGCTTCAATGAAGTCTGGTGGTTCTACCCATCTGCCAACTCCACGGTCAATGATCGGTACGTTGTCTACAACTACCTTGAGAAGATTTGGTACTACGGCACCCTGGGGCGCACGGCGTGGCTTGACTCTGGCCTGCTCGACTTCCCAATTGCGGCGACCTACAACCAGAACCTTGTCTTCCATGAAAACGGTGTGGATGACAACGAGACTGCAACCCCGACCGCAATCAATGCTTACATCGAATCTGCCGAGTTTGACCTTGAAGACGGGCAGAACTTTGGTTTCGTCTGGCGCATGCTGCCTGATGTGACGTTTACAGGCTCGACCGCAAACAATCCGTCGTTGACCATGACCTTGATACCCATGAAGGGTTCGGGCTCTGGGTTTAACACGCCCCAATCCCTGGGCGGGTCGAGCAGTGCAGCGGTTACGCGTACGGCCACAGTGCCGATTGAGCAGTTCACCAACATCGTTTACATCCGAGTGCGCGGGCGGCAGTTGATTATGAAAGCCGAGTCCACTGCTCTTGGCGTGGCGTGGCAGTTGGGTTCCCCCCGTATCGACGTTCGGATGGATGGTCGCAGATGAGCCTGCTCATTGAAGATGCAATTGTCCCGCCGCCACCTAATCTGCCCCTTGCGCCGGGCGGTTATGACTCACGCTATCAGGAGCAGTTCAACAACGTCCTGCGTCTGTACTTCAACCGCTTGGACGCAATACTGAGGCAGATCGTGGCAACGACATCCCCCATCCCAATCTCAATTGGTGGCACCAACACGGATGCCTTTGGGCGGCTGCGGGTCAGTCAGCCCTACACGCTCTTCGATAGCCAAAACCGCTACGCCGCAGACAATCAGTTTGATGTTTCCACAACCGGTACGGGCACGACATCCTTCCTGTCTAATGAAGCGGCAGTGAAGATGGAAGTCACCGGGGCCGGTGTCGGCTCTGTCCTGCGGCAGTCCTATCGCTCCTTTCCATACCAACCGGGTAAAGGGCTGTTGGTGCTTGCCACCTTTGTGATGGACAGCAGCATGAGCCTGAACCTCACGCAGCGTGTGGGGTACTACAACGATAGCAACGGAGTGTTCTTCCAACGCATCGACGGGGTTTACTCTTTTGTGCTGCGATCTTCGGTTACCGGCTCTCCGTCCGACGCCCGCACAGTAAATCAATCGGACTGGAATGGCGACAAGTTGAATGGCACTGGAGAGTCCGGTTACACCCTGGACCCGTCCAAGGCTCAGATTCTGTGGATGGACTTTGAGTGGTTGGGTGTCGGCTCAGTCCGGTGCGGCTTCATCATCGACGGCCAGTACATCGTTTGCCACACGTTCAACAACGCCAACGAAATCACGAATGTCTACATGACCACGGCCATCCTGCCGGTGCGTTATGAGATTAAGACCGTGACCTCTGCCGTGGCGGCTTCGATGAAAGCCATCTGCTGCTCGGTTATCTCCGAGGGCGGGTTTGAACAGACATCTATCGACCATGTGGCGCGTCGCACCGCAGTCCTGGGAACCATCGGCACGACCTTCCTGCCCGTGGTTTCGATCCGGCTTGCGTCTGGTCGTACAGGCGCAGTGGTGCTGCCAAACCGGGTTCAGGTTCTGCCCACGACCAGTCAGAACTATGAAGTGGCGTTGATCAAGAACCCCACCCTGACCGCCGCATCGTGGACGGCAGTGCCCAGTGATTCAAACGTGGAGTACGACGTGTCGGCCACGGCGACCACAGGCGGCACCATTGTGCAGACGGACTATGTGACCTCTTCTGGCTCAGGCGGGACGCAGGGTCTTAGTGCAGCCACGGGGTACAACTTTGACTTGCAACTGGGCGCAACGATCAGCGGCACTAGCGACATCTACACCGTCGCTGTCAGAACCGTCTCTGGCGCGACCACGGGTGACGTGGTTGGATCGCTGTCCTTCTACGACCTGACTCAATAAGATCATGGCGCGACTGCTGTCCGAGCAAGAATTCCAGGATTCGTTCGATCAGAACGATCTGCTGAACATCGTCGGCGGAGGGACTACTCTTACCCCTACACCTACGCTCACCCCTACCGTTGCACCTACACCGGACTACTCCGGCATCTTGACTGGGTATTATCGCGACATCTTGGGCCGTGCCCCGGATCAGGGTGGCTTTGACTTCTGGAACAACGCGCTTCAGTCAGGGAACTACACGCCAGAATTTGTTAGGCAGCAGTTCCTTTCTTCACCAGAGTATCTTGCTCGGCAAACTCCTACGCCGACCGCCGCTGCACCGTTCAACTTCCGCGACTACATGTACGCGGGCGGTGCAGATGACACCTTGGCAACTCAGCGCGGTCTTCAATACGCAGCGCAACAGGGATGGACCCCTGGTCAGACCGTATCGGAATGGAACCAAGCCCTCGGCACCAACTTCACCCTGGATGACTACTACCGCGTGACGGGCACTCAGCCCCCTGCGGTTACTCCGACGCCGACTACTCCTACTCCGACGCCGACTACTCCTACTCCGACGCCGACTACTCCTACCCCGACGCCGACTACTCCTACTCCGACGCCGACTACTCCTACTCCGACGCCGGTTGATACCACGTCGGTTGATACCACGCCGTCGCCAACTACTCCTACCCCAAGTCCGTCGCCTTCACCCACGCCGACACCTACGGCGGTTGCTCCCACGGCAACTACCACTACGGCAAATACTCCGGGGGAGGCAGCGGCAGCATTTGCTACTAAGTTGGCAAATGTTTCTTCACCATACGACCTTACCGACGCTGATCTGAAGTTTGGCGATTACACCGTCAACTACGACGCGAGTTACGACACGTCCGGTAATTGGACTTACGGCAATATCACGGTTACTGCACCTGAAGCGCGTACTGACAAAAATGTCCCTGCTCAGGCTCTATACGACTATGACAAAAACGGGAACCTTCTTGGGTTTCGTGTTGACTACAAAACCGGTAGCGATAGCGGCGTAGTAGTTAATTACAACCTTGACGGTTCAATCAGAAGCCAAAATAAATACGACCGGTCTGAAGGTTGGCGTCCGTTTGTAGGGTCAGCCCTTGCACTCTTTGGGTCTGTTGCACTTCCCGGACTTGCAAATGTTCTGGGGGGCGGACTACTTGGAACCGCAGGGGCAGGTGCGATTCTTGGTGGCGCCGGTGCCGCCGTTGCTGGTGCTGAAGGCTCTGACATCATTCGCGCTGCCGCCACGGGCGCGGTTGGCGCTACCGCAGGGCAGTTGGCAAGTGGGCTTGCGGGTGATGTAAGCCAGTTGGTTGGCGGTGGCATCCCGGGCGATATTGCAGCAGGCTTCGTTCGCGGTGGCGTCCAAGCACTGCCCGGTGCAATTGCCACGGGCGATTTTTCCAATGTGTTCCAACAAGCGGCGCTCGGGGGTATTACTTCTGGTGCTGCTTCCGCAATGTCGGGTGCACTACAAGGTTCTGGGTTTAACCCCAAACAAGTTCAAGGTGCGCTGACAATTGCCACGCAGTTGGCGACTGGTAATGTTGATCCTCGTTCCCTCGCTTCTGCACTCGGTGATCTCAGTGGGCATCCTGATGCCGGTATCGCCGCTCGGGCGGTGCGGGTTGGTCTTGCCCTGAGTAATCTTGATTCTTCAAACCCGAGATCGTTGGCCGGTTTGATTGGTGAGATGGCCGGACTCGCCAAAGAGATTGACGACAAGGGTATCAAGCGGTTACCCGGCACTACCCAGGGTCCAACGACATCAGTTACTGGTGGGGATTTGCAGGCCACAGGGTTGAGCAACGTCGATGATTTGCTCTCAACTCTGCCCGGCGTAACGGGGACGCTCCCATCAGTAACCGGTTCAGGCGCTGCTTCGGCAGATGAGATTGCAACTATCGTCGCCAACGCTACTGGGTTTGGTGCTACTACTCCAGGGTTGGAGATTGCACCCGAGACCGACGATGAACTTGAACGCTTCCTGGCCACGGGTCTGGAAGGTGCTACTACTCAGGTGGCAGGACTTCCGGCCCTTGCTATTCCTGCGGCCGTTGCCCGAGTCGCACCCGTAGCGGCTGAAGCCTTGATGCCTGCGGCCATGCGTTTTGCCGCAAATAACCCGCAGTTTGTAACCGCCCTTGCTCAGTCCTCTAATCCAATTGCACAGCGGTTGTTGGTGGGGTTGGCGTCAGCCGGGGTTATTACGCTGCCTGGAGATACCACAGCACCAGATACGGGTGATGAAACTCAACGCCTGTTTACTCGGTACCCCAGTCTTGGCAATATCTTACGCCTGCCGGGGGCTGTTACTGGGCCTCGCGTTACTGTCGGTCCTGATTTGCTCCCTGTCGGGGAACTTGATCTGGACGTATCAGACCTCTTGAACATTGTCGGGGGCGCTCTTCCAAAGCCTGCCGTAGTGCCTGATGACCAGCCCGAGCCGGGTACGGCACCTTCTCGCCCCACCACCCCCGTACCGGGTACTCCGGGTACTCCGGGTACTCCTGATCAACCGGATCCTAATGCGCCACGCCCATCTGTAATTCCGGTGCCGGGTACACCGATTGATCCGACCACCCCCCAGATCAATCCTGATGATCCTCTCACGTGGCCTGACCGTGAAGTCTGGCCTAATTTTGATCCTAAGCGTCCTGAGACATGGCCGAAGGTCGTGCCTCCGCAGCCTACAGTAACACCGCCACGCCCGAGCCCCTCACCGAGCCCGAGCCCCTCACCGAGCCCGAGCCCCTCACCGAGCCCCTCGCCATCGCCATCGCCTTCACCTTCTCCTAGCCCGAGCCCCTCACCGAGCCCGAGCCCCTCGCCATCGCCGTCGCCATCTCCAAGCCCGAGCCCCTCACCGAGCCCGAGCCCTTCGCCATCGCCGTCGCCTTCACCTTCTCCTAGCCCGAGCCCCTCACCGAGCCCGAGCCCCTCGCCATCGCCGTCGCCATCTCCAAGCCCGAGCCCCTCACCGAGCCCGAGC